GACTTCTTCCCACACCCAAGGTTCAAAATCAACGGGTACACCACTACCATCCAAAACACAGGCTTTCTTCTTCGAACCTGTGTAAGGGAATCCAAGTGATGTAGCAAAATTCATACGATCTACGAACTTCAACCCATCAATTCCAAACATGATCTCAACATTATCCAGGGGCCGATGGACCAAACTAGCTCGCACATCAGGATGCATCTCTTCATATGTCTTTGACAACACACGAATATAATCCTCACGCGCAACGCTAATCTCACTGATACTAAAACCAAGTGGTTGATCCGCACGCTTATCCAAATCTAAGTGATAGGGCTGATACCACGGGTTAGTCATAGGTGGACCATAGTTATTCTTGACGCCAGTGACCTCTTCAACGGTCTTAGCAATCAAACTAGGCTCAACAGAAGAGTAAAACTTCGATGTAGCACCAGCAGACCCCAAATGAACGTAATTAACATCACCTTCACGCCACTTTAATGGCGAAGAGTCATCCATAGGTGCATCTAGTTTCACAGCATCTTTCTGACCAATAACAGTGTTGGAAATAACTCCTTCATCTGCTATATCGGGTAACACAGCGAACTTGGCACATGCCGCTTGATAGTCATCTAAACAAACACTACCACAAGCGGAATTCGAATCCTTTCCAGCAAGGTGGATTCCAGCAAAACGCCATCCTTCACCTGTCTGTACAACCATAGGGCTCCCGCAGAAGCCAGGTTGAGATTCGATTGAACTCTTATATCGCCACCCACAAAATGATCCTTCAGTAGCCTTAATACATGCTTGCCAATAACCAATTGCAGAATCCTGATACCACGTGTTGTCCAACTTCAAAATGGAATACATAATATTAGATCCCTGGAAAGGCAAACGTGCATCACGAATATCAGACTGTCGCATATGTTTGAGTAAGTTCTTTCCATATATCCGAGCACTGTACACGCAAGCTATGTCCTTTTCAGGATGAAACCAAGTGTTCTTCTCGTCAAGAGGAATATCAACTTTCCAATTATCTCTGCGTAATTCAAGTTTAAAACAAGAACCAATGCCAACAAAAGAATGTTTCGGTAAAACACACATTCCATTGTGGAGCACAACTGTCCGATCAACGCGAGTGCCATCAGTTCCATGAACGCGCGCACAAAATGTATTGCGCTTGGCAAGATCCAACAGCTGAACAGCCGTGGCAGTACCTGGGACACACTTAACATGCGCTATTTCACTCCATTCATTTGGAAGTGCATCGCGCGTTGCGATAT